ATGCCAGATTGTAGACTACAGAAACACCAAGATTATGTTGGTTGGACAGAAATCTACAAGTTTGATAATCAAATGCAAATGGACCTTGCTATTGAAGACCAAGAATATACAAAATGGTTGGCAGGTGACCCAGCTTATGTGAGGAATGTAGTGCGTTCCCCATATCAATGATTGACCGACCGATTATGGACCTAGTTGTCGACATAGCTAGGTCCTCACCATCTAGAAAAAGAGTTGGTGCTATTTTACTTAATAAAGGTAAGATAGTATCCACTGGTGTTAATCAAGAGACCAAATCACACCCATTACAAGCAAAGTTTGCTAAAATGGTTGGTCTTGATGAGAAGATTTATCTACATGCTGAGATGTCAGCATTAGTCAAGAATCGCTCTGATTGTGATACTATTGTTGTTGCAAGGTTAGGTGGACATTCTGGAGAAGAATTAAGAAACGCTAAACCATGCCCAATCTGCTCACTTGCGTTAGAATCACAGGGTATTGAACATATCTATTATTCAACAGATGATGGATTCTTGTATCAGTACCATAAATAATTCAGTTATCATTTTTAATTATGAACAGAGAAATGCAGTTGCGTTCAGCAATGGAAGCACTTATTAAAGATGGAGAAGTAAGTGCTAGCGCTTTTACTGATATTGTCTTTTCTGACTTGAATGACATGAAAAAGTATCATCAAAGTATTATTGATAAGATTGACAGAATTATTGCCAATCTTGAATCTAACTCAGAAACAAAACAGGTAATTAAATCAAATGAGTGGGGTTATTCTATTGAATATGATCCTCTAGACTTTACATCTTCCCTTAGTGAAGATATTCTGTCTCTAGAAAAAGGTCAATGATGACTAGCAGGGTTTGCAACACACTAGAATCATTGGAGGAGTTAATTATGGACATTACTTCACACGATTTAAATCTACAGATGCAACAACTCATTGCTGACTACAAACGTACAGGCAAAGAGGAGTATAAATTAGATGCTGAGTATCTGCGTTCTGAGTTTGATACTTGGTGGAATGATGATGAGAGTTCTTTTGCACCTCCTGCTGAAAATTGATACTAGAAATTCACTACATTTATCAAGAGTCTAAGTCTGACGATCCCATGGATGGTTGGACTTATTTTTTCACTGAGATTGATGATTTCGAAAAAGCTAAGAAAAAAGCAAATACGCATTACAAAAACTTCATCAAGGAAAATGGATGGGGTCGTAAAGCTAAACTTAAAGTCATTCAAAAAATAAAAAATGAAAAGGATTCTGTCCCTGTTGTTGCTATCCAACCTCCTAAACCCAAGCGTCGCAAACGCACATCAAAGGTATTATCGAGGAAGAGTGTTCCATCACCATCCAATTCTTCACGAAAGAGTTAATATATGGTTTAATAATAAGGGTCACATTCGCCTTCGTGTATCACACAATTGCTTTTGGAAACCTGAAAAAAGAAAAACTATCTGTTATTACTGATGTCAACTGAAGAGAAAATAATCAAAACATGTAATGAAGTACAGCAACTATTGCTGTATAAAAACAAGAAATATGGAGATTCAGCAATAAATCCTATTCGTGTTGTATCAAAATCATCCAACATAGAACAAATACTAGTTCGTATTGATGACAAACTGAATCGTATTTCTCAAGGAAATAACCTTATCCATGATGATGAAGATGTTGTTATGGATTTGATTGGATACTTTATCTTGCTTAAAGTAGCAATTGACAATGATGCTGAAGCATCATATAATGTAGTATGACCTTATCCTAAATTATGCACTTATCCTCTGAGACTGTATCTATTCTCAAGAACTTCAGCTCCATCAATCAATCTTTGCTTATCAAAAAAGGTAAAGTGTTGAGGTCTATGTCAGTGATGAAGAATGTTCTTGCAGAGGCAGAGATCACTGAGGTTTTTGATCGTGATGTTGCTATCTATGATTTATCTCAGTTCCTGAACTGTATGTCACTCATTCCTGGTGCTGAAATTCTACTTAAGGATGACTTTATTACTATCACTGATGGTAAGAACTCTATTGAATATAGATATGCTGACCCTTCAGTTATTGCAGCACCACCAGAGAAAGAACTAAAACTTCCTTCTGAAGATGTTTGCCTGGTGATGACTGAAGATCATCTAGAGACTGTAAAAAAGGCAGCTGCTGTACTACAGATTCCTGATGTTTCTGTTATTGGTGATGGTGCTAAAATCTATCTGACAGTATCAGATAAGAAGAATAGTGGTTCAAACAGTTATAAAATTGAAGTTGGAGATACATCAAGTGTATTTCGCTTCAATATGAAAGTTGAGAACCTTAAAATGATTCTTGGTGATTATGATGTTACCATCAGTTCCAAGAATCTTGCCAAATTTGTTCATCATGCCCGTCCTTATGTGGCATTTGTAGCTATGGAGCCAGATTCTACTTATGAAGTTGGTTGAATTTAACAAAGCAAGAGAACCCCTATGGGGATATTATCTTGACATCATAAAACTCAGGTCAAAATCTGTTATTAACCTGACATTAGATGAGAGTGCATTTAAAAGATCATGGCCATCATTGTTGATTCAATTTGGTGGTCCTGATTTCTTACATATTTCTGCTCATTTGATGGGTATTGTGGCAGGATTATCAATTTACACTAGACATTATGACGATTAACGTAGAAGAATGGTATGATGGTGATGGTAAACTAAACCTTACTATTGTATGGGATGAAGAAGATCCCTTTGAGTCTAGATTTAATGACTGGACTGCTGTAGATTTCCTAACTGCTATCAAAAATGCCTGCGAACAAGACGTATCTCTGGGTGGAGAAGTTTGCCCCGAAAACAGTAAAAGATTGCATCCTTCCCCAAAAAATCAAGAAGACATTTCTTGACTATGAAAGTAGCAAAGATTTCCCTAATCTCTTGCTTGCTGGTCCTGCTGGTGTGGGGAAAACTAGCCTTGCTAATGCCCTTTGTAATTCAATTGGCGCTGATACTCTTTTTGTCAATGCTTCTCTTGATAGAGGTATTGGTGATGTGAGAACAAATGTTGCACAATTTGCATCATGTTCCTCCCTTGTATCAGGTCAGAAGGTTGTTATTCTTGATGAAGCAGATAATCTAACTCAAGATAGTCAAAAGGCATTGCGTGCCCTTATAGAAGAGTTTCAGGGGCATTGTAGGTTTATCCTTACATGTAATTACCCTCACAATATCATTGATGCTATACATTCAAGGTGCTCAGTATTTGACTTCCACACCAGAAGTGAGAAGCAACTTGCATCATTGAGCTCAAAGTTCTTCCAGCATTGTGTGGCAATTCTGGAGGAAAACAACATTACTTTTGAACCAAAAGTATTGGCACAGTATGTGATGAGTATGGCACCTGATTGGAGGGGCATTCTAAATAATCTTCAAGGCATTTCAAAATCAGGTGAAGTTTCACCAGACATTCTGAAGGATACTCCTGATAGTTTGGTGGAATATATCAAAGCAAAAAGATGGACTGATGTTCGTGATTGGGTCTTTGAACATTCATATGTTCATCCAAAACAACTAGAAGGTTCTATCTATAAATCATTGCAATCTTCTCTAGATAATCAATCAAAGCCTATGGCAGTGTTGATTTTTGGAGAATATAGTGATAAGATTATGGCAGGTGCTGACCCTAGTATTACATTACTTGCTCTTTGTACTCGTATTATGATGGAGTGTACCTTTTCCTAATGTACCTATTCAAACGTAAAATGAAAGACCAAAATCCACCTCCAACAGATGATGAGTCCAAAAAGGACAAGTGGAACAGGGCAGTTGATTTGTTTGTAGAATCAGTCCTAAAACCTGACCATGAGTTACGTCAATGTGCTCACAATCAAAAATGCTACAATGAACTACTGGAGATTCGCCAGAATGTTCTTGACCATTTGAACTTTACCAGATGGCATTAGAAGAGTGGAGGGTTGAAATGCAAAAGTACACTAATAACAAAGGTGAGCTAAAACTTTTGCAAGAAGGTCCTAAAAGTTGGATGCAGGCAATGCGACTGGGTGCATTAAAATCCAGATATAAAAAGATTATGGGAATCAAAGATGAGTAAAGTGTCACCATTTGATTGGGTAAAAAGCATCAACAGCAAGAATTATCTTGACCAACTTACAGGATACAATCCTTTTCTAACTAACAGAGCATTTGCATATCATATAGATACTATTTTGCTTGCAGAGGAGATGAATCAAAACAATGGTTTGTCTCCTCTTTTACAATATGAATTTTACTTCTATTCTGTAAGAAAATCAGATAGGTTTGGATTTCCACCAAAACCTGTAGATCCACCTAATTTGGATCACATTATGGAATACTTTGGTTATTCAAGACAGAAGGCAATTGAAGCATTGAGAGTGTTAGATTTGAATGATATTAGTAATATAATTAGTGATTTGGATAAAGGAGGCAGATAGTTATAAATAACTCAATAATTGAGTTAGATTAATGACTTGGACTGCTGAAAATTTGGTGGAGGTTAAGCTCAAAGCACCAGATGACTTCCTTAAATGCAAAGAAACCCTTACTAGAATTGGTGTAGCATCACGTAGTGAGAAGAAACTATATCAATCTTGCCATATTCTTCATAAGCAAGGTAAGTATTATATTGTCTCATTCAAAGAGTTGTTTATGCTAGATGGCAAAAACTCTGACTTCTCTGAGAATGACCAACAACGTAGAAATAGAATCACAAAACTACTATCTGATTGGGGACTAGTTGAAATTGTTGATGCATCACGCATTGAAAATGTGTGCTCAATGAGTCAAATTAAAATTATTCCACATAAAGAGAAGTCTGAATGGGAACTTATTCCTAAATATCAAATAGGTAGTAAGAAATCCTAAAATGGAAAGCGACATTTATCTTTCAATGCAATCTGCATATAGAGATGTATATCTGAAGGAAGGACCAATAGACTTCTTGCGCAATAATATTTTTTATGATAAAAAGAAACAGCAAGAGATACATCAAAATGAAAAACGTAAAGCTGAGGCAAGAAAAGCAAAAGCAGGTAGAGGAGGAGGAAAAGGTAAAGATTATGGATATGATCCAAATAAAGGAACCTCTACATTTAGAGATGGAAGTAATAGAATATTTGCACGAAAGGGTGGTAAACCAGGATATATGAAGAAAGGGGATCCTTCCTCTTGGTTTCCTTATGATGCTAGTGAACGTGGAGCACAACAAGCAGCACGTAGACACGATACAATTAAAAAAGCAAACGCACCTAAACCTAAACCTAAACCTGATCCCAAACCTCAACCTAAACCTGATCCTAAACCTCAAGTAAATAGATCTGGAGCAGGTGGAAGAGCTAAACCAGTTCCTATGCCTAGGAATATGCCTTCTCTTCCTAAACCTAAACCTAGCGTACAAACTCAACCATCAGGCCCTAGGGCAGGTTCTAGAGCAGGTTCAGCAGCTAAACCTGACCCTAAAGCTACACCAAAGGCTCCACCTAAAGCTCCACCTAAAGCTCCACCTAAGGCTCCACCTAAAGCTCCACCTAAGGCTCCACCAAAAGCACCTCTCAAACCTGCTCCTAAACCTCAGAGTAGTGATATGAGTTCAAACTATAGAACCTGGGCAAGAGCTAATACAAAACTTGCTAGAAATGTGAAAAAAGGTTCTGCTGGATATGATGACATCAAAGATGAACTAAGTAAGATTGATAGTAAAAACGAATCTATGGACAACACTCAAAAATGGCATAGTATGGCTGATGCCTACAGAAATGT